GTTACAGTCTGATAATTAATACTGCGAGAAGCACAGAATCCTTTAACATCAGCAGCAGTCAACTCAACACCATAGAGAGACTGTAATTCATTAATCAATTGTTTATCAGTCAAAGCAATTTTGCGAGGCATGATGTAGCATTTTATTTATGGTATTATTATAATCGAAAAAATACTAATTACTTATCATTAGAGACACTTTCTATACTGTCCTTCTCAAAACCTTGTTTTACCATCTGATTAAATTCCTTAAATGAAGATGAGCAATCAGGAGGATCAGGATACTTATACCCTTTCATTTTTCTCCATTCACCATGCATTGCACCAAGAATCCATGATTGAGAAAGACTTCTAGGACCATTCTCCAATATTTCTAATTGAAATTTAGAGAGATTCCTAGATCCTTTATATTCTTCTCTCCAATTGGAGTCGTCCCAGAGTTTATCCATAATAATATTTATGCCACTAACTCCATAAATTCACCCAAAATTCTTTTATTCATTTTCTTACTCTTAAGACTTTTAGTAAATGCTCTTTTGATTTGTGCTTTAGTAGCATCTTCATCAACCTCAAATTCATCATCATTTCCCAAATTACTTGAAGACAAACCAAAATAACTATGATATCCAGAATTCTTAATACTAAATGCCTTTTCCTTTTTCCAAACTTTCATAATCTTCTCATATTTCCCATCTTCATATCCAGAATAACGTCGAACAAATGGTCCAGCATCTCGACTACCAAGAATACGTATTCCAATGAAATTCATATCAGAAAAAGTCTGTCTTAAATCTTTAATAATTAAATCTGTTACATCAGCCCAATGACCTAATCCATAACAAGAATAAGTATATCCTGTTTTACGATTTCTTATAATACAACGATCATGTATATAAGAACTTCCCATAAAAGGATTATCTTCCCAATGACGACGAAACTCTTTACTATATCTTAAAGGAGCACCTTCCCCATCAGTAAGGACAACACATTGAACCTTCTGAATTTTATTCTCTTTCTTGAACTGAGGAAGTATTTGATGAAGACAAATTAATGCTTCATTTAATGGAGTACCAGAAAGACCTACTCCTATAGGAACATTATAATAATGGGGTTCATGATTAAATGCATAAGCAAGACGAAAAATATTTTTCATCTGTTCATCCAATTGCTTAGATTTTACTTTACTAGTAAACAAATTCATTAAAGAAAATGTTTCTTCAATAAAAGCCAACCCTACTTTCTTAGAATAAGCACATTGATGTAAAGTACCTTCAGATGGAGGAAATTCATTAGTAAAAGCATAGACCTCAAAAGGTATATTAACTTTCTTACAAAACCACAATAAATTATAAAGTTGCTTAATGGTATCAAGCATAACATGTGCCATTGATCCAGACCAATCCAGAACAAATACTAATCCATGATTCTTACCATCAGGAACAACAGATATTTTTTTAAAAAGATCCTCATTGAATCTATAAGTATGAAGTTTTGCTGTATCTAAAACCCCAGTTCTAGCCGTAGTGGCACGAGCATATGCACTAGCAGATTTCTTACACTCAAACTCTTTTACAAGATAATTTACTTCTCTTTGTGCACTTTTTTTGAATTGTCCAAATTTATTATCTACTTCATCATAAAGACCAAAAGATGGAACATATTCTTTATCATTCCACTCTAATTGTTGTTCTGAAAAAGATTCATTAAGAAGATCATGAATTCTTTTATTTTCTATAATAATATTTTTTAAATTTACTTTTGGCAATTCAATATAAATATTTGGTCTATAATCACGTTGTTCTACTAAATCTTTAATAGAATCTTCAAATGCAGATGCAGTCTTTACATCCAAATCATCACCTAAAATACCAGCATTAGAAGAAGACTCACAATCATAATCATCATTATTTTCCAGGTTAGAGTTAGCAATATCCCCAGAGTCGGTATCATAATCATCCCAATCAGTACCAAGGCTGTCCATCCCAGTATCTTCACCAAGAGAGATACCGTCCTCCTGATCGTTGATTTCTTCTTTTTGCCTTTCAAGTTCCTGCTTGCAGAAATTATATAACGTTTCTGCTGCGGATAAGGTGTCATCAAACGTTTCACAGTCATTGATCAAATTGATAATCGATTTTTCAGTAGATGAAAAAGCCACAGGAAGGAACGAACCCACCTTAAAGTATAAATTAGCCCTATCAGCAAGATTAAGAATAGAAATATCTTCATCATTTACTTGAAAGAAATCTTGATCATGTAATTCATTATATCCATTATAAAAAGTTTTGGCAAGTCCAGCATATCTACGTTTCATTAATTTCTCAATTCTAGCATCCTCAACTACATTAACAAACTGTGGAGGGATTTGAATTTCTTTAAACCAATTCCTATCAGGTGTATATAGAGCATGTCCTACCTCATGAGCAACTAATGAATCATATACATTATTACTTGCTTTCTCCCATATTGGAAGAGTTAATACACGACTATGAACATCAAACTGAGCAGTTTCTACTTTTTTATTCTCTACAATTAAATCCTCAGTAGCAAGAAGTTTGGCAAGTTGTGATTTGATTTCGTGCTTTACTGCCATTAGTGTTTTATTATTATGTGTCTATAATACACTAAAAAAGACCTTCTACACTCCACACTATACCACTTTAATAACTGGCATCACTCTCAGCATATTGAGGTTCTATTGGTACAATTTCATGAATAGAAGTATCAATGTCCTTATTTTTCAATCTTTCTTCTAACTCATCAACAGTTAAACTGTGTGCCACTACCTTAGTCTCTAGAGAGTCTTTCTTATAAACATGAAAGACTAGTTCACTTACCATTTTTTAAACCTCCTAATAACAAGTGTAACTAAAGAAGAAGCACCCTTAAGTTTCCTTTTGAGTGCTTGCCTTCTATATTTTGATTGTCGCAATGCTTGTGGTTTCAAGTTGCGTTTCTGTTCTTTTTTTGAGTGGTGTTGCCAATTTGGGACATTCATGGCTATACTCTGCGTGAGAATCCTCTTATCTTATCAAATTTTATCACATTGTCAAATTTATCATGTAGATCGGATTTATGAGATATCACAAAGATGTTAGCATCTTTTATAACATATCGAATTATTTTTAAAAATTCATCTGTACCAAATCCATCAAGAGAACTATCAAAGACCTCATCCATAATCAATAGATTGGTATTAACTGAATTTTTAACTCTAGCAACTTCTCTCCATGTGAAGAGTAATGCTAAATCAATTCTCATCTTTTCACCTTCACTAAATGATGAATATGAAAAATCTTCGTGAATCGGTGATTTTACCGTTTCATTAAATTCCTCATCCAAAGTAAAGTTGATATAAAAATCCATCAACTGTAAGTATCTATTCACTTGCTGATTTATAAAAGGAAGATACTTTTTAATAATCTTCGTTTTAACGCCATCATCCCTAAGCAAGGAATAAGCAAAATCGTAATAAACGATCTCTTCTCTTCTAGTTGATAAATTGTTTACTGTTTTCTGGAGATTTTCTTTAAACTCAGTTAACTTCTCATGCTCAGTATTTCTATTTTTAAGTTGGTTGGTAATTGTTTGAACTTCTTCTTCAAGATCTCGGATTTGTCTTTGGTTGAGAGAGACACGAGTATTGTTTTGAGAAATGTCATGATTGAGTTTAGTAATCTCCTTTGATAATTGGTTAAAGTGACGTTCTCTTTTCTCCTCTAACTTGATGGTTTCTTCGAGATCTGCGAAGCCCTTCTTGAGTTCCTTTGCTTTATTTTGAACGTCATCAATTCTATTTAATCTAAAGTCTTCTTCTATGTCCTGAGTACAGGTAGGACATACCGTATTATCTGTGAAAAACTTATGTTCCTTGGTAATTGTCGATACTTTTTGAGTAATTTTACCCTTAAGATTATTAAGTTTCACTAACTTTCCAGATGCACCAGTAAGATCTTCTTGCTCCTTAATTAAGTCCGATACATTCGATTCTATTAATTCATTATGTTCTATATGAGTATCATTTTCTATAGTTAAAACTTTAATTTTATCATCATTACCTTTAATTTTACTTTTACCCTGTTCCTCAATTTCTTCAATAAAATTCTTTTGCATCTGCATTTTATCTTTAAGAGTCTCCTTTTTAAGACCTAAAGATTTTACTTCCTCTCTTCTTTCTCTCATCTTATCTTTAATAAGATTATTCATGGCAGAAAAAATACGAATATCTAAAAGATCTTCAATAACATCTCTACGATTAACACTAGTCAATTGCATAAAAGGTACAAAAGTACTGCTACCCAAAATAACAATTTGAGTAAATGATTTATAATTTACCTTTAATATACTTTCTTCTAGAGTCTTTTGATTAACACGATCATCTGCTTCTTTATGTAATAAATTACCATTCAATTCAATATCGAATATATTTGGTTTTATTCCTCTCCTAACAAGATAATCTCTACTATTAACAGAAAATTCTATCTCAACAACACAATCTCTTTCATTAGTGGTATTAATTAATTGTGGTTTATTAATCTTACGGAATGGTTTATTAAACAACACAAAAGTTAATGCATCCAACATCGTGGACTTACCTGCACCATTTGTTCCTATAATAAGATTGGTATTATATTTTTGAAAATCTATTTCAGTCCAGTGATTACCAGTACTTAAAAAATTTTTATATTTAATTTTTTTGAAGTTTATCATTTTTTGGAGGAATCACAAAATCATCAGGAGTAATCACAGCATACTTGTACGCGTGCATCTTACATGTCTTTAAAGCAAGTTCATCATCAACCTCAACCACATCCATTACTTGATCTTCTTGGTCCTCTAACATCATAGCATATCTCACCGCATCGTCCTCCTCTTCAAAAAGAAACAAAACTTTATGCCCATGATTATCCTGAACAGCATAAGCACCATCATCTTTATGATTTTTAAGAGTAAGAAGATACACTATTCTACCTCACAAGCTTGTCTATAAAGATCTTGAAAAATACCTTTAATAATATTCTTATCAAATTCAAATTCTGATTCATCAATATAACGATTCAAAATTGAAATGGTACTTTCCTCCTCATCAATATCAAACTCTTCATTCTCTTGAATATTAAAATTTTCAATGATTTTTAATTCTTGAATACCAGCAGAATAAAGTTTATCAATAAACTTCTCAAATTGTTTAGGTTTAGATTTTTTACGAACAATCAATTTAACAATTTTGCTTTCATATTCAGTAGTATTAAACAACTTATAGTTGGTATCCTCATAATATATGTTATAGAATAATTTATATGGATTATCAACTGGAGTATGTTCTAAAGTTTCTGTATCAAAAATATGAAATCCTCTTGTATCATTCACATCATTCCAAAACATCTCATAAGGATTACCTAGATAATGAATTTTTCCATCAGTTGATCTGGTATGAAAATGACCAGAAAATACTTTATCAAATTTATTGAATACACTAACATCCATACCCGTTTCCATTATATGTCCACGAGTTGCCTTGAATCCATTAATTTCAAGATGACCCATAGTAATTTTTGCCTTAGATTGGTCAATTACCTCACAAGACTCTTCATAATTTTCACTATTAATCCAAGGTAAAAGAAGAATTTTTAATTTGTCTATCTTTATTTCTGTTGCCTTAGAATAAGTTTTTATATTTGTATAATCCTTTAATAAAAGTTCTGGTGAATTTACATAATTAGTATCTTTATAATAACAATCATGATTACCTGTAATAGCATATACCTTATATTTCTTAAGTGGTTCAAATACAACTCTCTTTGCCCACTCTAAACTTTGATAGTCTATTGATTTTCTACTATCAAATATATCTCCCATATGAACAACCGTAGTTATTCCATTCTCTTCAAGATATGGAAAAAATACATTCTTATAAAAAAGTTCAAAGTAATCATGAAGATGCTTTGAACCTTTACGTGCTCCGTAATGGCTATCTGTTATAACAGCAATACGCATGTTCAGCGACTTCCTCTGTACTGAACATTGTCTTTAATGGTATTATAATCAGAACTAGCACCAGAAAGAGCAGTATCATCTACCATCATAACTTCATCAAATCCTGTTCTTTCAATAATTTTTGTTTTAATATCTAATTGCTTCTTCTCCTTCTGTATCCGTCTCAAGAAGGCATAATGTATAATCTGGGTAAAGTAAGCAAAAGGATTTCTTGACTTCTCTGGATCGAAATTATGAATATACTGTACGCAATTTTCTATACCATCAGAAATCATATCTTCCCTAAACATATAATTAACAAAGTTCGGTTTATACGACAAATGAGTAGCAATTTTTAAAAAACACTCACCAAGATAATTTGGAATGGGGGGTTTACCCTCCCATGGTCCTGACTTCGGAGGATCTTTCTCATACTTTTTTACAAATTTTTCTCTTGCTATAGAAACTTTTCCTCTATAAACAATCATCGCCTCCAACAATTCTTTATT